TGACTATCAAAATAATCAGGAGTAATTGTGTCACGGATTGTAAGAATAAATTTCTTATTCTTTAATAATGAATTTAAAATCTTGACTTGAAATCCAAGTCCGTATTGAGATAACTTATTAAATGCAACCATGTTATTTTTTTATTTATATGATGTAAGATACGAAAAAGTATTTGATAACCAAAATTCTACATTGGGAATCGAGTTACCTAAGAAATCTTCGTTATACATCCTTAAGAAATCTGTTCTATTCATTTTGAAGGGAGATGTTGAAATTAATTCTTCAAGTTCAGCAACTGCCTCTTCTGTCAACACTGGATTAGTTAAATCCATTAGTTGTCTATTAATATCAAGCTGATGTTTAAAATTAACTATATTACCATACAAGGCATGTTCATTAATTTTTTGTTCAGCGGTTTCCATTACATGTTTAAAAGTGTATTTTTCATCATTAGTAAACTCAGGAAATAATTTTAATAGTTTTTTATCACCTAATCCTTTTACTCCTGGTAAGTTATCAGAATCATCTCCTGTTAGTATTTTATAGTTAATAAAATTAGCAGCAGATACTTTATATTCATCCTTCACCATAGCAGGTGTATAGAATTTTTTCTTAATAGGAGAATAAACGGATACTTTAGGGCTTACTAATTGTAAAAAGTCTTTATCTGCAGACATAATAACTACTTCACCTGGAAGGTGGGTAGCTAAATACCCGATGACGTCGTCTGCTTCTATTTTATCAATAGCAACTAAATTAACAGGGAGTTGTTGTAAATAATCAACTAACCTAACAATTTGATTTTCAATCGATTCAGATTCTTCTTCTTTGCTATTAAGTGTTTCCCAATGGGTAACTTTAATAAGTTTTCTATTTGCTTTATATTCAGGATAAAGGTATTTTCTATTTGTAGTACTACCTGCTCCTTCAAAACATAAGATAACTCTTGTTGGTTTGATATGATTAATTGCAAAACCTATTGATTTTAAAAAACCAGTAAGTCCCCCTATATGATGTCCTTGATAATTAAGGTGCTGTATCATTGTAAAACACCTTAAAAAGGTATTCATAGAATCTATCAGAAGCACCTTGCTGTTTAAATGCAAGGGCTCCTGTTTTGATTCTTTTATATTATCGAGTAAGGATTTAAAAAATGCTTTATTGTTCATTTGTTTCAAGTTCGGTTGGTTCGTTGTCAAATATATCTCTAATATCTTCTTGCATTTCATTTTCTTCTACGATATCAAAGTCTTTAGTACCAAGAACTTGAAGCCATTCAGCTGAGTGAGCTTTTTTGTACTCGTCAACTGCTTTTTTATCATCTTCAATAAAACCATGGACTGTCATAATAGACGCTCCTTTACTTGTAACACCAGTAATGTGATTTTTATCACAACTGATTTTAGTTCGTTTAGCAAATTCAACATCTTTACCATTCTTAGTTGCTTTAATTTTATTAGTACCACTATTAGTAACGTTACCAAAAGTAATAACTAACGAAGAATCAAAGAACATAGTGTCACCACCCTTATTTTTCATTTTAGGTTGTTCCATTGGTGAGTTAGGTTTTGCTACCCATATTTTGTTAACAGCAACTAATGTATTAGTGTATGGTTGATTTTCCTTACGTGATAATACAACTTGTTGGTTAATAAAATTTCCGAATTGCTGAGACATAGCACCGGCATTCCACTCGTTATTATTTTTATTTGATTCAATACTTAATCTACAAGGAATAGATCCTACTGAATCCCAGAAGAAACATAAGTTGTAGGGCAAAGCACCTATTTTTTGTTCATGTAATAAATCAGCGATAAATGCAGCTACGTCTTCAATAGTATTTAAAGCACCTCTATCTGTGTAGATAAAAAATCCTTTATAATCTACTACTTCACCTGTACTTTCATCAACTACAGGTTCAATTTCAAAACCCATTTGTTGAGCATGATCCCAGTTCCATTTCATTTCAGTAATGATGAATACTGGTAATACTCCCATTTTTTGTGCTGCTACTGCAGCTTCAAGCAATGCTGTTGTTTTACCTGTATCCGAGTGACCACGTAACAAAGTTATGTGGCCCATCGGAATACCAGGAATAGACAAAGTATCTTGAAAAGCTTTGGATAAAGGAATCCATGTTTGTGGTTTGAACTTAACCGGTTGAGATAAAAACTTTGCAGTTTTAAATTTCTCTAAATCAAAAGTACCTTTTATTGCTTTCGATACGGATGAAGTTAAACTTTCTTCTTTTTTTGCTTTTGCCATAAATGTTATTCTTCGTCTTTAAATAAATCATCGAATTCTTCTTCATCGAAATCCTTCTTCTTTTTAACATTCAACTGTAAACCAGTTGTTTGTTTAGAAGGTGCTGTTTCTACTACTTCTTCTTCAGAATCATCTGAATCTGTTGGGGTTAACCATTCTTGAAGTGTTTTCTTCATTTCGTCGAACTCAAACTTTTTATATAAAGACATAACATCTGGTTGTTCAGCTAACCAAGTTTTAATTTGATTGTTGTCCTCACTTAATGATGTAGTCTTAGTACGTACGCGAGCAGTTGACTTGTTAAATTTAGTACCGGTAACATCAGGTCCAACTGTATCAACGATAAAGTCACGACCATCCATAACATCAGTATAATCACCGATATCTTCATCTTCGGCCATACTTAACAACTCTAAATACATTTCCTTACCAAATTCCCAAAGGCGAACACCCTTGTCTTCTTCTCCACGTACGATAATTGGAGCAAAGATACGTAATTTTGGTTCTAATTTTTTGGCCAATGACCAATTTGCCTTATCGCTTGTTTTACGCAATTGAGCTGCGAACTCAACAATAGGGTCTTTTTCACCGAAGTTAGTTAAAGCAATCATCATTTTATTTCCGATATTGTAGTGAATATACGCTTCACGGAAAGGATTAGCTTTATCAAACTTAGACGGTACAATACGAATCGTAGTTTTACCTACGGTCGGACGCCAGAAATTTTTAGCGCGATCTTCCTTATTGGAATTTCCGCCTTTCGTCTTCTGTAGCGAATTGAGACGTGATTTGATTGTTTTTAAATCCATATAACTTGTTTTATGTTTTCGTAAATGTAAGATGGAAACTTGAGGTAACCAAATTTTTCTTATCTATTGTCTATATAAATTAAGACCTGACAATAGTATTCAATGAAATTTTCATTCCATAGATCCCATTTAATATCAACTCCATCAACCGCGAACACTTGATGGTTGGGAAATTCTTTTAAGTATAAATCTCTAAATGCTCTAAAATTTGCTTTTTCTTCAGGTGTACATAGATGCCACTCACCCACTACTTTCTTTACGTTTTGTTTAATCCATGGAAGATTTTCCTGATTAAACACGGCATATTCACCTCCTTCACAATCGGTTTTTAAGAAATCAATTTTATCAATATTATATTCCTCTAAAAATTTAGTGAATGTTGTACATAACGCAATATTAGAATGATCTTCTGTTATACCAAATAAATCAAATTGAGATAATCCTTCTCTATTGAATATTGCTTTTTTAATAATAGTAACAGGACCATCTTTAGTATTGTTACTTAATGTATCCCATTCAACGGGACTAGGTTCAAAGCAATAAACATGTTTTGGTTTTTTACCTAAAATTGAATAAGTAAATGGACCAATGCTAGCTCCAAAGTCAACCACAAGGTCTCCTTCTTCAACATCAAAAAACTTCTCATACATTTTGTCTTGAAAAATTTCTTGCGTTATAGCATCTTTGTGCCACTGCGAATAATTTTTTGTAATGTTACCACTTGTTAAAATGCGGTCACTGGGTTCATTCATCCACCCCCAGTCAAATGAAGATAAATCTAACATAACCTTGGTTTTATTTTATAAATTAATTATCTGATGTATTTTTGTATCTAACTTTTTAAAGTCATCACCACGCGTCAATAATATACAATTGCGATAGTCATTCCAATTAACCATGTATTTACTATCCATGATTCCTCCGTTTAGGGATTTAATCAAAGCATTTAAAGCATTAATTGTATATAGGGTATTACTCTCTTTCTTTCTATGTAATAATATAGTACCAGGGAGGATATCATCAGTAACGTTGAACGAATCTACGTTGTACGTACACACATACTCCTCAGTTGATGGGACATGAAGCACAAATATTTTATTAAATAAAATTTGATACTTACGTTTAACATCTTCAAGAACTAGTGGGAGATTTTCCTGTGTAGTAAAGGTACAAAATAACTTATTTGCCAAATCTTCTAAGTTTAGTCTATTATCCATAAATATTGTAATTAGTTTAAAACCCCATAAGTATCACCTGTCTTCATCTTAGTGGGGAACCCAAGATTTTCAAGTATGTTTTTAATATCTGTTAATAATTTCTTTCCGTCTTTACGAGACACGTCTAATAAAAATGAATCGTAAGTATATAGTACTATTTTTGATTGTTTATCTTTTAAATAATCAAATACTGCTTTTAATGTCTGAACGTTATAATATGTTTCGTACGACTGAATAATATAACTAAGTATTTTATTTTTATTTGGATTCTCGATTTGCAAAGCACGAAGTTTAGTCATTGCTAAATCTAATTCACCATCGTTTTCAAATATATTCCATTTATGGTCTAAATAATCATTTAATTTAGCAAAAAATGGTTCATGAATATGTTCTTTCCTAATTCCACCATATAAATTTTGAAACATTACCTCTTTAGGTATTTCATCATATGGGTTATTTTTCCACTCATATCCAATGATTTTCGCGATAATACGTGGGTGATAAGCGCTATAATCAAATTCAGCGAAATAATCATTTATTGGTGTGAATGTTTCTCTAGCGCCGTTATCTTTGTTTAAAGCGCTGAAATTTATGTTATTAAACGCATTAGTAGGACGTGTGGTTGTATTGTATAAATTAAAATATCCATATATACGACCATCAGATACTGAATAATTTGACCAACTAAATTCAAAATATTTTTTAAGTAATTTCTCATCAAACCCAATACCTTGTTTTTCTATATTATAGAATACATCAGTATAATCGTCATTTAGGTATCCATTTGAGTTTAATCCTAAACACCCAGATATATTATCAAATATGTTTTCCTGTTTTTCATAATGCTTAGAAATAGGAATAATACTATTAACATTCTTTAAATGAAAAAATTTGTTATAAAAGTGGTCATGTAACGTAGTATTAAATACTTCTTCTTTAAGTGCTTCGGGCAACATAAAATTAACATCAATAATAGGTAATTCATCCCCTATAAGGTATTTAGTTGATTTTTTATCTAACGTATAGATACGTTCGTGTTTCTTAGTTAAATAATCTAATACTGATTGTAGTGGTAATTTAAATGCTTCACTATGATTAATAGCAAATAAATAACCTTTAGATGTAGGGCACTTGTAGTATATTAGGCACGTTTCACTTAGCTTAGGATGAAAATTATCATTAAGCGGAATAATATTAATAAAGCAATTTGTGCAGTCCGTATGTAAGCGTGATAACTGATCCTCAGTTTCGATAATATAAAACATAACCTTTTTTTATTGGAATTAAATATAAGACAATGTCTTTGTACTTCCAAATTTATCTTCCTATAAAAGCAGCTAAGTTTTGAGTTCTTAGTTCTTTTAATGTTTTATCTAATAAAAGAGAAATTGAACCTGCTACTGTTGTATTAATAGCTTTAAGTAATACATTTTTTGATTGGGCTGATGTAGCGCCATCAAAAATATCTCCATTTCCTCTTACATGATAATAACCAATATAGTCTTTATCATTGGTTCTATATGCTAACTCACCACCACTTGTGTACTGTGCAGAGATAACTTCTAATGATTCTAAAACAGCAAATTGAGTAGGATTAGAAAAAAACTTTTCTATGTTTGAAAAAACAGATGATTTTGTTTTTAAAATTCTTTCATTTGTATTAATAATACCTGCTCTAGGAAAATCTTTATTTTCTTTGTTATCTTTAAGGGGACCTGTTATTTGCCAGAACAGAGTAGTAACTTCCCACATTATGTAATTATATATACCTTTTTTATATAATAAATCTTGATAAGTAGGTTGATTAATTTCTAAAAATATAGAGTTTGGTGAATTTCTTCTTTTAGCTACATAACGTGTAAAATACCCTCTAGTATAATCTTGAGGAGTTGGTTTGGGGTAAAAAGGTAAAGGTTCTTTTAAAGTACCTATGTTAATAGTATTACTAACTCCTCTAAGTTTTGAAACAGCAGAATATACTACGTTGTTTTCACTTAAAGGAATTTGTGGGTTTGGATTTTTTTCAATTAAAAATAAGGGACGGGAAGGACCTTCCATAGGATTTTTACCCGTTTTTCTTGTTCCATCATAGGTTTCATAATAATAACCAACATATGGTTTGCCGTTAGCCGTAACAAACTTATCACCATTGGTGTATTTATTATCACTTATTCTATTTTTTGGAAAATACTTTGCCACTATCCTAAAGATTTTTCTATTTGTGATTTAAGAGCACTTATCATGGATGCTGGTATGTCATAGTGCGCTGTTTTTGTTTTGTAAGAGTTTGTTAATAAACCTGCTAGATTTTTAATGTTCCCATACAACCCACTGGTGTTTTCTCCTCCGTAATATGATGCTCCACCCCACGCAGCTGGATTGTAATACAACCACTGGAATGTGCCTCCTATACTTTGTCTTGCTTTAACTGCTGTTTGTAAAGAAGTTGAAGGAACAGGATCCATCATTACAAAGTTTCTAAGTTCTTTTCCTGCAGAAGCTACTGCGGATAACACACTTACCCCTTCATTTCCACTTCCTGAATAAATACCAATATTTAAAGTTCTTTGTGTTAAGCCTGCTTTTGATAGTAATGCTTCATATTCTTTTTTAACATCACTATATGAAGTAGTATATGTAGTAGGAAATACAAGAACATATTTGTCAAACCAATCTGCGGCGCCTGCTTTAATCTTTTGGGGCATGTAGTCTCTACCTACTTTATCGGCTATAATAACTCCAGGATAGAAAATAAACACATCAACTTCTTTTTTAGCATTCTTTGGTAAGAATGTATAAGTATTAGGTGTTATATTTTTTCCACTAATTTTTATAGCCATAGTTTTTTCATTATCTAACTTTTGGGCTGTTGGATCTAATGATTGTTTATTAGCAACACCCCCTGTTGTTAATTTAGATGCAGGTAAACCACTTAAAGGATTTGCATCAACAACTATTGTATTAGTAGGAACACTAAATGAATTAGTTAAATTTAAGCTTTGTCCTGATATTGATGTTAACCATTGGTTGCCTTCAATAGTATTTTCTACTTTTCTAACTATAAATCCTAACTTAGTTTCAGATGGGTTTGTTTTATGCTGATACGATATGGGTAAACGTTCAGGAGGAATAATAAATGCTTGGTTAACTAAAATACCCGAAATACCATCCATCTTAATTGTAAATTCTAAAGGAATCATTTGAGCTGCTTCTGTTTCCTCTTCATTTGCTTTCCATGCTTTTAACTTTTCACTAAGAGTATTTCTAACAGCCTCTACATCTTCAGCATTGTATCTAAATTTACAATATACACCTTTTATATGTTTAGCTAATTGATTATCTGGATCGTCTTGTTCTTCTCCTTCTTCTCCTTCTTCTCCTTCTGGTACTTCGGATGCTACTGCTTTTTCTTTTGCATTACCTACTTTTGGGCCACCTTCTTCACCGGCGGTGCTATCTACTTTTGAAGGTATAATTCTATCTTTAACATATTCATTCCACTTTCCTACGGCACTAGCATCGGTAGCAGCTGCTTTTGATTGATTATTAGATGCTTGGGCTCCAATGATTAGCATAGCTGCTAACTTAGGTGTAATTTTTGAAGTTAAGCTATAATTCTGAACTAGTGAAGATAATCCTAGTACATCTATAACACCAGGTACGGGTTCTCCATTACCATCATTTAAACGTTGTTCATCCATTAACCTAATACAGTATGAGTCATCATCAAATGCTACTCTAAATTGATTAAGTCCCCCCATAGAATTATTGACATCAACTAAAATATCATTTAATAATTTATCTATTTTAACTTCTTTTTTTTCATCTTCACCAGCTAAACTATCAATTTTATTAACAAGATATTCTAAGTTTAGAAGAATACGCATCATCTTTCCAGAAGTGGCTGTATTGTAAAAGGATAATTTACTAGATTTAATTTTTGCACTTAATAAATCTTCAGCAGCTGAATACATGTAATCTGATTTAATCGTGGCGCTAGTATCAGGTAATATTTCTTCTTTATTTACTGTTAAACCCCCAAACAACGTTTGAAATAATTTAGATGGTGAAGCTATATTAACTAAACATATAGAAGGATCTACTGATAATGAATACTCTCTGGCATAACAAAAATTAGTGTTATCATTAAAATCAAGATAAATAATTGGTCTAGTATTTTTACCTTTATCATCTCCCTTTTTTGAATTATATAACATTCCTGATGATTGAAGAATAGCTAAAAAATATCCTAGGGGAATGTATACATTAGGTAACTGGTCTTTATTAGTAGACTCAGCACTTGATGTTTCTTGTTTAGGTGATTTTAAATAAGCAATAACTAAATAACTAAATAAACTAGGAGAAATATTTGGAACTTTTTTATCATCTGGATGGTTTATTAACCATGAGTTATTTCCTTTTTGAGCAAATATATTTCCTCCCACTGCGTCTCCAGCTACTTTTAAAAAATCATATGTTTGGTTTTGTCCAAATATTTTACCGGCTACAGCGGCATCAGTTGAGCTTGCAATAGCATCAGAAGCAGGAGTATCTTCATCTCCGGTCGTTGGAGAAATTAAACCCGCAGTGAATACAGCACCAATAGTAGATAAAACACCAGTAGCTATATTTTCATACCAAGGTTTGTCAATATATCTATTTTGAACTTGTTGTGACGTTAATGCATTTTCAAATATTCGAAAGAGATGCTGATGAATAATTGAGTTATTTCTTGATGCAATAATACCAGGGAGTGCATCTTTTTGTTGATCGGCAATTACAGCTTCAATTTTTTGTTCTAAAGGTAAATCATCATATCCCTCAGGTTTTGTTGCAACTTCTCCACTTGTTAAGGCTTTAAAAATATTTTTTGCCATAAAATCCTGATAGATTTTAAGTTTAGAAGTAATTCCAAGTTTAGAAGTTGTATAATTAATAGTCAATGATTCAACTATAGAACCAGGTCCTATAACTTTTAAATCAATATCATAACTACCATCGGGGTTAGCTGTCCATGAATAGTTAGTTACTGTTCCAAACAAAGCATCGTAATTACCACAACTTTGTTTTATCATCTTAGATATTTCAAAAGCTATATCTTCTTTTGAACTAAGACTAAATATAGGAAGTGTTTGGATTTGTGTTTGAAGAACACCCTCATTATTAATATAAGGAATATGGCCAAACTCAACAAGTAAAGAATATCCTAAGTGACAATATAAGGTTTCCATAATATTGAATTGTTCAATATCATATGCCTTAATTTTAATATTTGCTGTTTTTAAAGCACCATAGGGACCATCACAACTAATACTAAAAGATGTTATACCAGGCATTGGTTTTAAACCTAAATCGTGAGTTGTTCCTGGTTTATACCCAACACCATATGCTTTGTCTGGTCCTACTCCTGCTCTTAAAACAGAACCATTATTTAATGCAGGATCAGAATAAACAACTCCACCTTGCAAAACATATTTTTTAGCTAATTCAGAACCGGCACCGTATGCTTTAGCTAAGGGACCTCCATCAGCTCCAGCTTTGATATCAACATTAGAAGTAACCCTTAACCATCCGTTTCTATTAGTGAGCCATAGTAAATCTGAATTTGTTCTTTCAGTAGCAGTATCACCGTTATTACTTAAGATTTTTTGTCTTGCCTTAAGTTGGTCTTTCACCATTGTACTAAAACTTTTTCCTATAATATTTGTATAGTCTAAAACCCCCATATTATTATGTTTTTGTTGAATTTTCTTGGTTGTATTCAGCTAAAGCTAAACTTAAATTAGCAGGGATTCTTATTTGTATCCCGTCTCCAGGAAATAAAGAATCTCCTTCTAAATTGTTAGCTGCGGCAATAACCCACCATAACGTAGAATCCCCATAAAAATCCTGTGCTATTAAATCTAAACGATCTGTACCTTTAGTAATTATGTAATTATCTTGTGGGGTAACAGTAATATTAGGATAATAAGTTGGACGATAATATTGAGTCCCTACCGGGCGAGCCGATTTAGATTTATCGTTACCTAATGTAGTTTTAATTATTGGTATTACTAAATATCTATCTGACATAAATTATATTATTGATGCTACTTCTCCTAAGAATCTATTATTCTTACTAGCTGGTGTTATTAATGGTACGCCTGCGCCTCTTCTTGGTAATATACTCATAATAGGTGTGAAAGCCAAACTTATTTTTAACATCTGAGGTAATTCATACATCAGACTATCAGCAGCATCTCCTTCGGGTTGATTCATTGCTATTTCCCAAGCAGACTCATCGGGAATAGTAATATTAACATTTTTTAAAATACCTGG